ACATCCTTGGTTGAAGGCATGGGAGAAAAAAGACCGGATGACGCTAAAACAGTTGGAGGAATTTTAGGTCTTGGAACTGAAATAGCAGTACCAACCGGTGGCGCATTTAAGGCAGGACAAATTTTATTAAGCAAAGCTAGTAAAGCAATGGGTAAGGTAAAAGATGGGAAAACATTAGAAAAATTAGTAGATCAAAAATTAACCGACGCGGGTCAAAGTCGTAGAGATTTTAATATCATGGCAGCTACAAGTGGTTTAATGGTGGCATTAAAATCTATTGGACTAGGAGGTCTTCTTAAAGTAGGAGCTAAAAAAGACATTGGAATTAAATTTAAAAAACACTTTGTAAATGATGATGTCGATTATGGAACTTCAGGATTTATGAATTTTGATCTTGTAGGCAACACTAAAGCTGGAAAAGAGTTTCTTAAAAAATTTTATAAAGATAATAAGATGTTGGAAAAAACTATTAAACATGGAAATGTAGATCCTATAGATGCTAAAAAAATATTAAAGGCAGCTAAAAAAAATAAATTATCTACTTCAGTTGATGATTTAATAGAAGATGGGGTTTCTAAAGTAAAAGGAGGTGCTCCAGATCCTACTTACTATGCGCGTCCTAATTGGCCTCATAAAATTTTTGGACCAGGAATAAAACAGTTTAAAAGATTTAAAGAGAGATTTAATAAACAAACTACAAAAGAAAATATAGATGATTTTGTCCAAGAAGGAAACTGGCATTATGACAATGATCAATGGAGAAATTTAGATAAAGTACCAGGAAGTACAAACGTATGGTCTGACTCTAGAGTTAGATCAACTATAAAAGATACAATAGACATTATAACTAAAAAAGCATCCGGGGGCCGTGTTCCGTTGGCCGAGGGCAGTTCACCTATGCACGGGAAATATAGTGTTGATGAAATTTTAGAATTTAAAAAACAACTTAAGAATAATGGTTATAGTCCCGGTGAAGCAAACGACTACGTGCGTTGGTTATTAAGAAGAAATAAAATGTTAGAATTTCCGAGTGTCGGTTTCTCATCCGGTGGACTTGCAGGAATGTTAGGCGAATGAAAATTAAAGAATACTCGCAGATGATGCATTATCTAACAAGACCAAAGTCCACGGTCCCTGAACCACGAACCACGGAGAATCCAACACTTGTAAAAAACATGAAACATGTTAAATGGAATGCTATTCCACCTTTGAAAGGACCTGATCCTAAAGGGTTGCTTAAAGATAAAAAACAAGATAAACCAATACAGGAGAATAAATATGGCAGATATCGATAAAGGTCTCCCGAACGTTAAACGACCCGACGAAGAAGTTGCAGCGGAAGTTAACCTTACGGAAGAAACCACTAAAGGACCAGTAGAGATCACAGAAGATGAGATGGGAGCAACTATAGACTTTGATCCCAATCAAATTGATATGCCTGACGAAGGCGATCCGTTTGCCAATCTAAATGATTTACTCCCTGAAGACATAACAGATAAAATTGGCAATCAATTACAAAACGATTACAGAGAATATAAATTTTCACGTGGAGATTGGGAAAGAGCTTACATTGTTGGTTTAGATTTGTTAGGATTTAAATATGACAATAGAACTCAACCCTTCCAAGGAGCTAGTGGTGCAACTCACCCGGTACTTGCAGAAGCGGTTACGCAGTTTCAAGCGTTGGCATATAAAGAATTATTACCGGCTGATGGACCTGTAAGAACCATGGTCATGGGAGCAAGTAACCCGATGAAAGAGCAACAGTCTCAAAGAGTTAAAAATTTCATGAACTATCAGTTAATGGATCAAATGAAAGAATACGAACCTGAGTTTGATCAAATGTTATTTTATTTACCATTATCAGGTTCAACATTTAAAAAAGTTTATTATGACGATTTACTGGGACGAGCTGTTTCAAAGTTTGTTCCTGCAGATGATCTCGTTGTTCCGTATACGGCTACCTCATTAGACGATGCGGAAGCGGTCATCCATGTATTAAAAATTTCCGAAAATGACTTGCGTAAGCAACAGGTCGCAGGATTTTATTCAGATATTGAACTCACTAAACCTCAAGGTACAATTACCAATGAGTTAAAAGAAAAAGAGAGAGAAGTAGAAGGAATTACAAAATCCCAAAGAGTCGAACCTATGTATACAGTTCTAGAATGCCACGTTAATCTAGATCTAGAAGGATTCGAAGATGTTGGTGCCGACGGAGAACCAACCGGAATAAAATTACCTTACATCGTAACCATCGAGGAAGGTAGTAGGAAAGTTTTGTCTATTAGACGAAACTTTGCGCCCAATGATCCAAAGAAAATAAAAATCCAATATTTTGTCCATTTCAAATTTCTGCCTGGACTAGGATTTTATGGCCTTGGACTCATTCATATGATTGGCGGATTGAGTCGTACTGCAACTGCGGCTCTCCGTCAGTTACTAGATGCTGGAACTTTATCAAACTTACCAGCCGGATTTAAACAGAGAGGTGTCAGAGTAAAAGATGACGCCGCTAATATACAACCTGGAGAATTTAAAGATGTTGACACTCCGGGCGGTAATCTAAAAGATGCATTTGTATTTTTACCTTACAAAGAACCATCAGCTACATTATTGCAGTTGATGGGAATTGTAGTTCAAGCAGGACAAAGATTCGCGTCCATTGCTGACATGCAAGTCGGGGACGGGAACCAGCAGGCCGCTGTTGGTACGACTGTCGCTCTTTTAGAACGTGGTTCAAGAGTAATGTCAGCAATCCATAAAAGACTTTATGTAGGTCTTAAACAAGAATTTAAATTACTAGCAAAAGTGTTTGCTCAGTATTTGCCACCTGAATATCCTTATGATGTAGTAGGGGCAGCGAGAAATGTTAAAGTAACAGATTTTGATGACAAGGTAGATATTCTACCTGTGGCTGATCCAAATATATTTTCAATGTCTCAAAGAATAGGTATGGCTCAAACACAATTACAATTAGCTCAATCAAATCCACAAATGCATAACATGTATATGGCTTATAGAAATATGTACACTGCGATCGGTGTTAAAGATATTGATAGAATTTTACCACCACCTCCACCGAATCAACCTAAAGATCCGGCGATCGAGCATATTGATGCTTTGGCACAGAAACCTTTTCAAGCGTTTCCTGGTCAAGATCATAGAGCTCATGTAACAGCACACTTATTTTTTATGGCAACTAACTTTGTTAGAAATAATCCAAGTGTTACAGCAGCCTTAGAGAAAAATGTATTAGAGCACATTTCTTTAATGGCTCAGGAACAAGTTCAATTAGAATTTGCCCAAGAAATGCAAATGTTACCACAATTACAACAAGCAGCTACTCAGAATCCTCAAGCTCAACAACAGTTTCAACAAATCTCTCAAAAGATAGAGGCTAGAAAAGCAGTCTTGATTGCAGATATGACGGAAGAGTTTATGAAGGAAGAAAAAACAATTACTTCTCAGTTTGATCATGACCCATTATTGAAGTTGAAACAAAGAGAAGTTGATCTTAAAGCTATGGAAGAAGAGCGTAAGATAAAAGAAGATGACGCTAGAATCAATTTGGATAAAACTAAATTTTTAAAAGGTCAGCAAATCGCTGAAGAAAAATTAGAGCAAAATGAAGAATTAGCTCATTTAAGAGCAGATACATCAATTGAGAAATCATTGATATCTGCGGATGTTAAGTTGACTTCAGATCAAATGAAGGCTAAAGACGTTAGAACCTTGAAAGGTCCGCGTAGTTAGGGTATATAAACGTAGGAGAAAAATATGAAAATAACAAGACCAGTCGGAGTAAACAAAGATGGTTACGCTAGTGGCGGAGTTGATGTAAAAATTCCTTCTCAGAATATTCATTTAGATCCAAGATCTCAAACGAGTATTAGAGGAAAAAGTTATATCGCTCAAGGAGACACTGTAACTGTTAAAGGTACGAAGACTAGAAAACCTGTAAAAGCTACTTGGTTCTAATATGTGGTTTGGAGCAATTAAATTAGCTCTTAACGCTGGGACTCACATTTACAAAAAGCGTCAAGAGACAAAGATGGCTATGGCTGATGCACAACACATGCATGCGTCTAAGATGGCCCGAGGTGAGGAAGCTTACCAGGGCAAACTTTTAGAATCCCGAGATAACGATTATAAGGACGAGGTAGTTTTGGCGATTCTTACATTGCCAATTGTGGTACTTGCCTGGGGAGTCTGGTCAGACGATCCGGCGGCTATGACTAAGATAAATCTTTTCTTCGAGCATTTTAAAGCTCTTCCCTCATGGTTTACGAATTTATGGATCCTTGTATGCGCGAGCATATTTGGTATAAAGGGTACACAAATATTTAGAAATGGTAAAAAATAAGAAAAAGAAAGGAGATAAATAAAATGAGTATAAACGGAAAAGTTAAATGGTTTAATTCAACTAAAGGTTATGGTTTCATTGCAAGAGAAGATAACGAAAAAGATGTCTTTGTACATAGTTCAGCAGCTAGAGCCGCAAACTTACAGTTAAATGAAGGCGATGCGCTAACATTTGAAGTTGAAGAAGGTCAAAAAGGCCCTTCGGCAGTTAATTTGCAGTCGGCATAAACGACAAAAATAAACTAGACATAGGCGCTTAAAATCAATATAAATAATTAAGGAGAAAATTATGAGAAATGATTTCGGATCAAGACCTTACAAAGTAAGATTCCCATACAAGAAGGCTGAGAAAAAACAGACTGCTAATGATAAACTAGATGAATCTTTAGGTGAGAGACGTGGCGCTGAGTCTACAAAAACTCAAAGCTATGCATCTAGAAGAGATGAATCTAGAGGCGCATCGAAAGCTTAAGGAGAATTTATGGTTTGGCAGACAATCTTACGAAACCCTAAAACAGCTGGGGCGGTTATTAAAAAGGTGGTTGATAAAGTTTTTAGTAAGGGAAAAGTTTCTGACACTATTACATCTGTTAAACCTACCTTAACTAAAGGTGAATCAACTGCAGTTAAACTTCACAAGTTCAAAGGGGCAATAAAAAAAGGTTCTGATGCTGCTGAAGATGCAATTAGAACTGGAGTAAAAAAATTCAAAAAATCAATAGACAAAATGAAGGATCCAAAATAATGAGCAAATGGACTAGAGCAAACCCGTTAGCAGCAGTACCAGGATACAATGTTCCTCAAGGACATTATGCGAATGGTTATACTAATGGTGGCGATAGAGTTGCTATGAAAGCCGGGGGCTGGATTCAAGACGCAAATAAATCAATCAAAAAACGTGGAACTAAAGGAAAGTGTACACCGATTACAAAAAAAGGTTGCACTGGACGAGCTAAAGCGTTAGCAAAGACGTTTAAAAAGATGGCTAAGAAAAGGAGTTCATAA